AGAAGCCAAGGATTGCAACTCACCGTCATCAATCGTCTCTGCAAGGTTGGCAGAAAACTCACCATCGTCATCTTCTTTGGCATCAGGGATCAAGGTAATTTCTACGCTGCCATCCGATAGCGTGACCATTTTGGGATCAACAATCTCAATCTCAAGGGCTTCTTCTTCTTGATCGTCCATCCCAAGGGGGGCGGCGTATAAACCTTTTTCCATGACTTATCCTTAAATTAACTTCCAGCTACCATTAGAGTAGCTATCTGGCATTTTGATTGCGCCGCCTTGTGCGTATTGTCCCGCCGGTGGCTTTGGAAAAACCTCTGTAATTTTGCTTCCAAAATGAACCCCTCCGGTGCTGCCAACTTTGCTTTCAGAACTATAAATTTCCATGGGAGCAAGCCCAACTTCCGGTTTTGTTTTGTACGATGTTGCGTATAACTTTTCGCCTGCTTTTCTGGGTCCCCAATCTTCCGTTAGTTCAACAAACATTTTGCCGGTTGCTTTGCCATTTTTGTCCATCTCAGGAACAATTTTTGTTGCCATGTCTGGATTCTGCAAATAGCCCGCAATAAAATTAGAATCTTGCGGCGCAACATAAATTGTTTTACCGGACTGAGGTTGCATTGCATAACCGGTTCCGCGCATATTAGACGGCTCACGGAACGCTTTTGTTGTTGTGTCGTCCATATGTGCGTACAACGATGGCATATCTGGGTTTCTACCAGTTTTAAAAAAAGTTGTTGAGTTGGGGATGTCTTTAAATACTTCGTAAGACGGTTTGGTTAATGCCTTGGCAATTGGTTTTGCTACACCGCCAATAATAGGAAGCATACCTAGCCCAGCCAAACCCATGCCTACTTTATCGTTATTATCATATGATTCTTTTAAGTCTTTTGCCGATAATGCAGGTCCCATAACTGGATGAAAACCCGCAACAAGTTCTGCTATGTCAGACGGGTCGCCAACTTCTGCATTGCGCTCGCGCCGCTGTTCGCCCTTTGCCGCAAGGCGAGGGTTATATGTCAGCGCGGATAGAAGCTCGTCATCCATCATTAGCCTTTAGTAGTAAGCGCCTTTGCGCCTAAATGTTCGTGGTTCGTCAATATCATCTGTAGGCAAGCGAATAAATCCGCCATTACGAAATCGGGCTAACGCCATAGATACACAGTCAACCATGTCATCATGTTCTGATGCTGGGAATGCCGCAACCTGCTCTACGACTGCTTCTGCCCACTTGTGCCCTTCGGGATACCACACCATGCCAGACCTAAATATATCTGATATTGCGTTAATACGCGCTATTTTATCGCCTGTACCGCGATGTGGGGTAAATTCTTGCACGGGGATGCCCAACCGCCGCAGTTCTTGAAACAACGGTGTGCCGTTGGATTTCTTCTCAACGATGAACGAGTCAGGCTCCCACTCCTTGTACTCACGCATTGCCATCTCTTTAAGTTCGGGAAACTCAACGCGTATGTTGATGGCATTGAGCAGCATAATGTTGGCGCAACTCTGCGTTAGGCTGTCGTCCGAAAACACGCCCCACGTTAAAAGCGCGGTAAAGTCAGCGCGGTTGTTGGTCTCAGCCGCAGCGTCTAGCGTCATGATGATGTACTCACACTGTGGCGGGTCTTCGCGCTCCCACTTGCGCCACCACTCCCGCTTAACAAGTGCGCCCTCTTCGGCGGTCGGATTCTGTTGGTACTGTGCGTTCCACTGAAACAGTGGCATCGAAGCCTTGGTGCGATGTAGCGCCTCAAGATCGTAGAACTCAGGCCAAAGAGCTTTCTCGTCATCCGTGTTTTCGTTAAAGATAGCGGGAAACTCAAACAGTTCATACTGATCCGCCAGATCAGTGCGTGCCATATCTTTAGCAAGTTTGCCGATCAGATCGTTCGGATGCCAACGCGTGTGGACAATAGCCACCTTACCCTGAGGCATCAAGCGCGTGCGTGCACCGTAAGTAAACCACTCATACACACGATCAAAAACATCGTAGTTGCCCCCAAGCACATCTTGTTCTGAGAACGGATCATCTACGATCAAGAAGTGTGCGCCTCGCCCTGCAAGGGCTGACCCCACCCCGCACGCAAAGTATTCACCACCCATGTTGGTGTTCCAACGCCCCGCGCTCTTTGAGTCTGGTGCAAGGGTGACCGCAGGAAATATCTCTTTATAGGCATCGCAGTCCACGATGTTGCGCACCTTGCGCCCAAAGTCCACCGCCAGATCCCCGGTGTGAGAAACCATCAGTACTTTCTTATCAGGGTTTCTACCTAGATACCACGCAGGAAAATATATAGACACCATCTGCGACTTGCCGTGGCGCGGAGGCATGCTGACCCCAATACGGTCTTCTTCACCACGCTCCATTTTCATGAGCAGATCACCCAAGCGGCGGGTGTGGCGACCGACTTTAAAGTTCGGGTCCATTGCCTTGCAGAACTCAATTAAGTCATCGTGGCGAGTCTGCGCAACCTTACGGCGCTCCAATTCCTCAAGCGCAGCTAGGACTTCTGTTAGTTCCTCCGCCTTTAGCAGGTGAAGGTTAGCGTGTAGGGTATTGAGTTCGTGCTCAGTTAGCATCGCGCACGATGGCATCTTCAATCGGTTGAGGTGTGCTCATGCCCATAAGCTTAGCAAGCTTGTCGCGCACTTTGGTCTCTAGCTCATCTGCTGACTGATGGCGCACGGTAATCTCTGTGCGCTCAGTGAATAGCCCAACTTCACTAATCTTACCTAGCAGTTCAAGTGCCCTAATGCGGTTCTTGTTTCCGGGGGCGGCTTCTTCTATTAGGCTGTTGGTGACGAACTGGCGGATTTGCACAGCCGTTTCCACGACCTCGTGGTCGTACTCTGCAAGCAAGGAGCGCAAATACACCGCAGTTGCCGAGCGTTGCACATCGGCGGGGGCGGCAAAGTCACGTAGTACATCACGAGCGATGCCTATATCAGTCTTGTTGGCTGGTTCGGGGTCGCCAAATTCTGCAACAAACTGTGCAGAACTAAACATGGCACGGGCTGCGGTGTGCACGTCAGCGGGTTTTGTGACCCCAAGACCAACGGGCATACTAAGTTCAGGAGTAAGCGAAATGTACACGGCGCACCTTTTAAGGCGTTGTGGTCGAAGTATAGCAAAATTTTTTAGAAAAAAATATAGTTGGGGGCGGATAAAAAGGACGGGGGGTCTCAGGGTAACTTAGTGGATTTTGGTCTTTGTGCTTCTGAAATACAGTGCATAGGGAGCGACCACGACCACGCCGGAGTTGGGGGGTACGGGGCGGGTGGGTCGGTCTCGCGGGCGTTTGCGCGTCACGCGTGGCGTAACGTGCGTCATGCGCGTGGCGTGATGCGGGCGCGTCAGGCGCGTAAAGACTGCGCGTGGCGTGGCGTGAGGCCATCCGACAACCAAAGCAGCGAGCGATACGCGCGTGACGGGCGCGTGGCGTGATGCGGGCGCGGGCGCGTAAAGGGATCGCCAGCGTATGCGCGTGGCGTGACGTGCGCGTGACGCGCGTAAAAGGATCGCCAGCCTAGGCGCGTGGCGTGATGCGCAAGCGAGCGTGGCGTGACGTGCGCGAGCGCGTGACGCGCGTACTACCTGGCCTAAGGATTACTTATCCTCATATCGGATATGAGGATGTTGTGAGGTTTTGTGAGGTTTTTTAAATTATCACTTGACAATGTAAACCTCCGCATGCTGTAATGGAGGTTCTCTAGGTTTTCGCCTAGGGAAAACAAGCAAACACACACACAAGGAAATTGCATCATGTCACAAGCAAAAAAACCCGCAGCAAAAAAACCTTCCATCAGTGCAGCAGCGCTAGAGTCGATCGGCATTATCGCGACCACAATGTCCACGGTCGCAGCAGCGCCCGAATTGATCCAAGTTGAAGTGGATAAAATTCGCAAGCTCAAAATCAAAATGGGAACGGTCAAGCAAAATTGCTCACTTGCGCTGAAATTTCAAGCGACATTTGATGCTGCGAAAACGAAAGCGGGCAAACCCCTAAGCGCAGCGACCCGCGATAATTATTTATCGTTCGTTCGCAAGGCAATAAACGAAGGCACTAAGTTTTCGTTTAACCCTTACCTCGCGGCATCAAGGGCGAAAGCGAAAGCCACTAAGCCCGCAGCGCGACCCGCAGACGCGACCACAAGCGCCACGCCTACCACGCCCGCAGCGACCACGCCCGCAAGCGCCACAAGCGCCACGCCTACCACGCCCGCAAGCGCCACAAGCGCCACGCCTACCACGCCCGCCACGCCCCTAGTGCCCACGCTATCGATCGTCAAGCCCAACAGCATCAGCAAACCCGCAGACGCGCAGCGCGAGATCGGCAAAGCCCTTTGTGCAGTTCGCGCAGCGTGCACGCAGGAAACTTGGAACCAAGTTTTGGTTCTGAACCCTGCGCTCGCGAAGCTAGTCGATATGTGGGGCGATACGTGGGCGCCCGCGCCCGCAGCAGCAGCAGCGCCCGCAGCTAAACCCGCAGCGCCCAAAAAGCGCAAAGCTGCGTAAACCCTGCGACCCCTAGGGGTCGCGACCCTTTCGACCCCGCCACGTGGCGGGGTTTTTTTTGGTTCAAAAATCCTGCTAAGTTTTCCTTATCCTCATATCTGTTATGAGGATCGAGACGCGACCCCGACCGACACGCCATGCACCCACGCATGCTGCCCAAGGTACTATCCTAACAAGGCAGCAGCACCACGCCGCAGCACCTCAAACA